TTCCATTTCTTCTTCGTCTTCTTCTTCAATCTCAATTTCAATTGCTTTAGTAATAGGGTTGACTACATCATCCAACATATCTTTAATCTCTTCTATGATTTCTTCTTCGTGCCCGTGCCAGTCTTTTTTCATATTCTTCTCTCTTTCAACAATTTTTCTAGACCAGGAGAATCCTGCATCCCCGCCCCAAGCAAGCCACATAATCTTGCCATTTGATGGGCTCTCTGCGTTATCCCAATCCTTACCCTTTTTATCTACTTCGTGACGTGAAAAATAAGAATACATACGCTTAACTGTAGACAAGCTCAACGCTTCGCCTCTTGCTAATTGTCCAGCTCTTGTCCAGCCTACGGCTGTTCCTGCACCATTTGCCTTGCCCTGCTCTTTAAGCTTAATTGCTCTACGTGCAGCAGATTGCATTCCTGAAGTTGGCTTATATCCCTCTTTGCTCATATTCCAATTATACCATTTCTTTATTCGTGTAGTCTTGGATCCATCCAAAGCTCACCATTAATTATTGTGTATCTTAATCTTAGTTGACTAGAATTACATTTAAGACATTTAGGATTGTAATCTATTTCTTTAGACAATTCGATATATGTTTCAGCTTTACATTTACATATAAAGGAATAAGTATAATCTCCTGCTACCATAATTCGTCTTGAGAAAACTCAGACCTGTCCTTAATGCGTTTCCATTTACCATATAGGTTAGGTTGCTCTGATCCAATATACTCTTGGCCCGTCTCTAAATCAATTAAGAGCCATTTGCCTGGAGCCTTTGTATGTATTGTTAGATCTATTGCTTTATCTGTCTCTGGAACTTCCGACCCATCTAAAAGCTTTCTCATATTGCTTCACGTCGCCAAAGTAAATAAGACTTAATATAAACAACTCCATAAGCAATTGCTGCAAATATAAATCCATACTGCTCAGTTGTTACCGCATATATAATCCATAGACATTCATTTAGAAGCAATACAGGCCATCCCCATATAGTCTTACGACCAACAAAAAATATGCCTGTTACGCCAATGGCTGCTAATACATATGACCACATTATTTAGATTCTGTTTCTTCCCTAGCCCATTGATCTTCCCATAGACCCATCAGTGATTCGTTGCCAATGTCATCAAAGTAGTATCTACCCTTAGACTTATTATATGTCCAGCCATACCATTTATCGCCTTCAGCCCATGTCAGATTGGTTGGTCCATCTTCTTTATACTCTGATAGTCTACGTAGCAATTCATCATTCTCATGAACAACCGCCTCAATTGCATGTCGCAGGCGCTTAGGACGCATTAGATATTTTTCTACAAACTCAATTAACATTTTCATCTGGATCCTTTTCCCATGTAAGCTTTCCATCTTTATATACAGGCCAATAGCCTAATGAACGCCAGTCCATCTTCATAATCTTTGGCTCTCTCATACTGCCACCTGAACAGGAATCATTGCAGTGCATCTTTCACAATATTCATAAGTTGATCCAGTAAAAGGGCATGATCCCGCCATTACTAATGTGTGTCCTTTAATCTTACACAAAATACTTTTAATTCTTAACATGCCTTCTCTTTTCGCCGCACTTTTTGCACTAATTGTGACTATATAACATTATATAATATTTAAATAGGGGAGTCAAGGATCTCATCTATAGCATCATCTATAGTTCTTCCATTATGCTCTGCTGAACAGTTACCACATTTCTTGCACATTGTTATCCTTAAATAAATATAGCCCCAGTTACGGGGCCATATCTAATATATAGTTAGACCTTCTTTGGTCTTGTCTTCTTAGGCTTTGGATCTAATGATGTCTCTCTGCGTATTCCGTGACTATTAACATCTATCTTCATTCTTGGCTTAATGCCTTGCTTTGGATATTTTCTTGTAGCATCACGACTTGTTACCGCTCCAGAAGGAGAACCTGCTCCAACTGGTGGAGTCATTCCAGTACCGTCTTCTTTTTGAAAATTACTCATTAATAAATTGTCTTGTCTGCTCTGGTGTTGCAGTCATTTCTAATGTTAGACCTGACTCTCCATCTGTTGACACATCAACGATGGTTACTGGCTCCATATAAGCCATTCCAAAGATGTTGCATCCGCATTCTGTACACATTATTACTTACCGCCGTTGCCTAGGCCTGAACCATCTTGTGACGACTTATCTGTTGATGGGAACGCTGCTGCAGGATCTGCTGCATATTGCTCGCCATTCCAAGCTGTTGTTGTTGGTGCTTTTACTTCATTGAATCCTGTTAGATCATTTCCGTTTGTCATTGTATTACTCCTATAGGTTGTATTTAGATGGGTCTAGAGGTCCATCTATACCTCTATTATAGCATTTATTTTTTAATAGACTAAGATCTAATTGAGTAGAATGTTATTAGATTTATACGATTTCCAGAGGTCACTTCTGTAACCTCATGCGGCAAATCATCATCTCCCTTAAAGCATATAAAAGTTCCTCTTTTAGGCTTTAAAGAAATACCCTGATCTGGAAACTGAAGAAGTCCGCCTTCATAATCATCAGTTAAATATAATAATCCAGAGTGATCTTCTGTCTGAATGTCTAGCCAATTGTCCCAATGCAATTCATTTTTTGCACCTGGTATCATATGGCAGTAAAGCATATGATCTAAATATATATCTTTTTTAAATATATTTGCAACTGCTTTTTCTTGTAAAATACCTACGCCAGTTAATAAATCTTTTGATAAATCGTTATCCCCATTATAAGGTATTATTTTGTTGGTAGCAGAAAGCTCTACTTGCCTATGCTTGTATCCGTAAGATGGTCCTGCAAAAACTCCTTCTTTCCAGAACCCTTTACTCGCTCCGCCAGAATAATCTCCTGATCCAAGTGTCCACTCTGGTGCTTTTATTAGATTATTAGAAAAGCTTTTTATTAAAAAATTACAAGTATCTTCAGATAAAAAATCTTCAATTATGAAAATTCTGTCTGATAATATTTTCATTACTTAATTTTATTCCCATACTTGTTCCATGCTCTTTCGTGTAGGAAAAAGCCTAGGGCTTCACACATAGTATAAATTATTGCAAATGTACCAGCATATTCCCAGTGTGCTTCTCCAGTAATAAGCAGTTCAAAACAATAAACTAATGTTCCTACAAAAAGGATATGAACTGCAGGCCAAGACAATGACTTGTACAGACTTCTTTTATTTGATTCCATTTCATTCCTCTTAACTTTTGTAGCTATTGTGCCAGCATTTGTCACAGATATCTATAATTCCGCCTTCTGGTTTAGCAGCTATCCTAGTGGATTTGTTGCTACATCCAGGCCACTCACATATTTCACCAAACACTATTTAGATCCTTTGGCCGTTTGACCACGGTAACCTGTCTTCTTTTTATTCATAGAACCAGGCTTTTTAAATCCTGCACCGTTTGGTGTTGCAGCAATTCTTTGCTCTAGTGCTTTTTTAATCTTATCGTGGTGTTTGCCCATTTTGCTTTTCTATAATCCTTACTATATATCGTATAACTTCATGTGGTCTCCACTCTGGAGGCAATTCTAAATATTTTATCTCGTCCGCAATTTTTTTTCTATGATTTTCATCTAGGTACTCTATGAGTTTATCCATAGCCCTATTCTATCATTTATAGTATAAAGGGGCAAGACCTAAGTCCTGCCCCTTTAATTTAAAGAATTACTTCTTTAGTGCTACCTTTAGCTTAGGGAACTTCTTGTTCCACTTTGTAGCAAGTGCATTGTATTCCGCCTTGTACTTTGCTGCTGCTGTTGCTGCCGCTAGATCAGATGCTGCCTTGGCGGTAACTGTTGCTGAATCTGATGCAGCCTTGTCTGCTGCACGTCCAGCCTTTTCTGCTGTTAGTGCTGAATTAGCTGCTGCTAGTTCTGCACGAAGTGTTGCAATTGTTGAGTTTGCTGCTGCAAGCTCTCCTACTACATCACGCACTGCAATAGTAGCACTTGCTGATCCAATTGGAGTTGCAAGTCCTGTTACTGCTGTAGCAACTGTTGCGTATGCAACTACTGTTACTGAACCAGTTGCAGGAATTGTAATTGTCTGCTCTTTTGTTCCAATAGTTGCTGTTGCTGTGTCAGTTGTTAGCGCTGTTGACAATGCTGCACCTGAGCTTGAAACCAATGTATTGATAGTGGCCCCACTCTTTGGATTACCGAACACGTCAAATCCAGATACCTTAAGCACCTGTGATGTACCTGCTGCTGCTGATGCAGGAGCGGTTAGTGTAATTGAGTTCAAAGCACCTGCGGTACCTTGTACATAGTAAACTGTTGTAGTTCCAGCACGAGTAATCGATACTGATCCTACTGCTGTACTTTTAGTATATACATAAAAGTCTGCTGAGTTTCCAGTTCCTGTTGAAACTGAAAGTGTTGATGTTCCAGATGATGCTGTGACTACTGTAGTTCCAGTTAGGGCAGGAACAATTGTTGCATTAACTGCAACTGCTGTTACTACTGTGCCTGTGTCTACTGATGTTACGGCAATCTTCAATGCATCTGCTGCATCGATACTGTTATCTGCTGGTACTGGCAGTGCTACAGGAGTTGTTAATACTGTTCCACCTGTTGCTGCAGAACCCGCCACCGTTAGGGTGACAGTTCCAGCGTTAGCGTTAGCTGCTGGCGATACTAGCATTGTGCTAGTCAGGGCTGCAGCGATGATTAGCGATACTTTCTTAAATGAGTTCATTTAATTTATTCTCCTTATTTCTTCTGTGTCTTATGTGAGCACAGAAAGTTAGTGTAATTCATGTATCTTTACATGAAACGAGCAGGGATCTCCACCTTCATCCCATTCTTGCATTTCTTCATCTGACATTGGTGGACCATCATGAGTATCGCAAAATACATCCGATACCCATCCACGGTCATAGCCATTCTTAAGCCAGATTTCAAACTCTAAGTGATTAGAGTCTTCGGAATCAAATTCTAAATCCATTCTGAAATCTCTTCCAGCATTAGATGCTTAGGCTTAGCGCCAGCAATTGTTTTTACTGGCTTTCCCGATTTAAATAATACCATATAAGGGATAGAAGTTACAGAGTATTCTGCTGTTTTGATAGGATTCTCATCAACATTTAACTTTCCGACCCACAATCCACGCTCATTTGATATTTCATCTAGGATTGGAGAGATCTTTTTGCAAGGACCACACCATGGAGCCCAGAAATCAATGAGAACTAAATCGTGAGACTTAAGCACTCCATCAAAGCTTTCATCTGTAACTATCAACTTACTCTCCTTTTAGTTCCTCTGCTGCATTATTAAATTTATTCATAAATGTTTGAACAACCCAAAACGCAGTTTCGCCTGCATTTACAGACATTGCTTTTGAAGCTTCTTCGTTTCTATCTTCCATCGCAAGGGCGTTGTACCATTTCTGGTACAACTCCTCACCGATTTCTTTAATAATTTCTTCAAGTACGGTTAACTGATCAGCCATTAAGAGCGCCAGTTAGATCAATTAACTTACCCGAAAGTACTTTAGAACTAGATGTATTGATTGATGTTCTAGCAATTAAGTCATATATCTGTGCATATGTAAGGTTTGGCTTTGAGGCTTTGATTGTTGCCCAAGAGGTTGCTGCAATTACAGTTGCATTAGAAGTTCCCGCAACGTTGATAGTTTTTCCGCCTACAGTTATTGCTTGAGTTGTTCCCTGTGCAAAAAAATCTGTAAGCTTAGGGTCATAGTTGCTATAGACCGCAACTGTTTTTGTTGGCATTGTAGCACCAATTGCTATCGCAGAAGGAATACATGCAGGCCAATCAATTCTTGAATAGTCTCTAGCGTTCCCTGTTGGGAAAAATACTCCAACGTCCATTGACTTTAATGTTTCAATTTTTGATTCAGTTATTGGCGTCTTAGGGCAATAATCTGAACCAGTCGCAAGGTTGTGGTGCCCCTGGGACATAGAAACTGCTTGAATGTTAAACCTATTTTTGTTTTGAATTACCCAATCTAATGCATTGAATACAGTTGCTTCTCCAGCAGCCTGTCTTAGTCCATTAATATTTGTACCGATAATTTTAACAAAAACAATATTGATGTTTGGGTTTGTCCTAACCGCAAGAGATGACATTTGTGTTCCGTGGTCAAATCCGTTCTTTGAAAGCCATTCTGTCTTTAATGTAGCAGATCCTGGGCCTTCCATAACAGATAGTCCATTAGGACATGAGCTCCATTGAACAACGCATGCCTCATAAATAATTTTGTCTTTAAACATTGGTAGAGATGTGTCAATCGCTGTATCAAGGATTGCTATTGTTGGAACTTGTGCTGACTTATTGCTGATGTTGTTTTTAACAGCAGCAGTTGCAGTTGTAGGTAAAACCAGTGCTAGGGCTACTAGAGCCGTGATTATTTTTTTATTCATACTATCTATTCTACTAAATAATGACAGATTGTCAATAGCCTATTCTTTGTCTAGTGTATCTAATTTAGCCTTATACCATTTACCAGCGTCTAGGTTGGTTGGTGACTGTAGGCCCTGAGATTGTAATAGATTAGTTAAGCTTTGTGTGTATAGCTCCACCATCATTTCAAGTCTGACTACCTGCATTTCGAGCAGTCTTAGTCTTTCTGACTTTCTCATCATTATTCCTTTCTGTCTACGGGAGTAGGTGCTGTAGCAACACTACCACAACTAACACATTCCATGTCTAAGAAATATGTAGCAATTTCAAAATCTTCAAATATAACCTTAAGGCTCCATATTTGTGATCCACAGGGACAAATGTGAGTTGGAGTGCCTCTTAAATCAATAGAGTTTTCGTAAGTTTCTGGACGAAGATTTAAAATATCGTCAGTGTGTGATCCTTCTCGTTCTACATCTTCTTTGTCTACCAGCAAAACCTCATAGTTATCAAAGAATAGCTTAATCCTGGCTTTAACTTTTGATGCCCAGATGTATACTGCAAGAGTAACTGCAATTACTATGAGCCATTTCATAGTTCTATTATACCTTAAACCTGAATGTATGTATAGGGAGCAGATACGCTCATATTGAACTCTGAAGCAGCTTCTAATGCAGCCTTTAAGCGCAAGCGTGGATTCTTCTGATTCTTTGTAGCATACAGAGCCCCTAGTGCTATCATTCCTCCGCTTCCCTCCGCCATATAGTTAACAACATTTTCTCCAACATGAAAATCTTCATCTATTGTAAATATGCGACCACACACACCGACTATAAAAATTCCACCCGTATCTTCTTCTGAAGAAGATCCAATGCTTCCATAACCATTGTCTTTAAATGCTTGTTTTACTGAATCAATAAATTTAGTTCTCATAAACTTATCTAAACCTGAATTAGTTTTTGTTGGTGTATACTTTGGTGGAGCCCACGAATACTGCAAAATTTGTCCCATGCGAAATGAATCTGTAAATGCAATCCCATACTGACCTACTTTAAATACTTTAGGTTCTTTTCTTGCAAGGATCCAGCCAGTTTTGTCATCCGATGCGGCATGGTCGGATGCCATATAAACAACACCATTTTGGGCAATAGCTACTATACAGGTCATACATCTAGTATACTAAATATAAATTCGAAGGTATAGTCTATTTTGAGGTATTTTTTTCAATGCGGTCAATTGCATCACGCAAGGAAGACCCGCCATTATTAAATAGCTCAGCTTTAATTGTTGCCAGCTCAATGTCTATTTTATTAAAATGCTCTTGTCCGTCATTTAGCCTAGCGGTTATTCCTGGAGTATCTTCCGTTCCATACCACTCATCAATAAAATCAAACCAAGTCTTAAATAGTTTAATGAATTTGCCTACAAAGTATCCTAGTCCAGCGCTTGCAGCAGCCGACAGCACAATCCATTCTAATAAGCTCATGTGTAAATTATACTTGACTAATAGTTATAATTCAAAACTAATCTAAATTTATTAAATTATTTTTAGTTGACTTAAACCAAAAGTTCAGAGGCAATAATGTCATTGCCTGCGTATCTTTTTTTAATAATGAATTCTTTAACAGCTTCAGATCCCAGTTGCCTGCCCGCAAGAATTACTACCCATCTTGGCTCAAATTTAGACGCTATGCATGTTTCGCACATTAATAGGTTAATTGGCATCAAGATTGATTTTCTTACATTTAGCTTATTTTTTGTCTTGTTACAGCAGTAACACAATATTTTTTCCATTAATTAGATTCCTCTTCGTGCTCAAAAATAATTTCATCCATTACAGTAAACTCATCATTTTCCAACACCTCTTCTATTTCAATACCATCTTTTTGGTATCTAACTTTTGATGCATATAGGCCCAAGCTTTCTACTGAGCCGTATACTCTTTCAGAATGAATGAATACGATCTTAATTACTTCGTAGTATTCTCGCACTTGGTACCCCCTCTAGTTCGCATCTTACTCCGTAAGACTCGATTACCTTTTTAACCTTTCCAACATAATCAATTACCATTTCTTTTTTAACACCTTCGTATTTTAAAAAATTGTCTTCATATAGTCTTATTGCTAAAAACTGTGGATACTTCACTATGTCCATCTGCAAACCCATATCAGGCTTTTTAATTTCCCTGATTCTTTTTGCCATTTCTGCGGTATAAAATACAGGCTTATTTGGTTCACCTGTCCATTCATTAACACCATACTTAAAGTGATCTTTATCTTTATTGATAAACTCCACCGTTAAATACCATTTTTTGTTCTAATTTTTTGCCACAAGTCTTTTGTCTTGTGAATATTTTTTACCTTATCTATCTCGCCAGAGTTTAGATAGATTCCGCCCCATACTCCGTGATCATTGTTTATGGAGCCTGACTCAAAACAGTCTTTGGAAACTGGACAACTTAAGCAGGCCTCATCAATGCTTGCCGCTATAACTGGGTCTGATTCATATTTATCAAAGAATAAATTTGTATCCATACCTCTACATACAGCAATATCAAACCACTTAAAATCGTTCTCTTCTACACCTAGATCATTTAAAATATTTGACATATTTGTCCGACATCTTCCATGTTCCGTCTGTATTTATAGGAAAGTTTTCTGCAATTCCCCAAGAATTATTTTTAAATAATCCATTTTTATTAGAGAATCCAGTAGGGTTCCTTTTCCATATAATGAGATTATAGTTGTCCCAATAGGACTGTCTGTCTTTAGAGCTAAATCTTTTAATAAAGACATCAACTCCTTTAGGCGTCAAAACTAGCACTTATTTTCCTGTCTGTTAGTTCCGCCTATATCCTATTATATAATATCTGAGCCTATATTGTCAATAGACTATTTGACTTTTTTTATCTTTAAAATATCTATATGTTTAATTTCGTTATCTATATTTAATACGTCAAGGGCATATTCTTTTGCATCAGATTCATTGAAGGCTTCAACCTCTATATCAATATTGACTTTAATTAAATATTTTTCCATGTATCAATTATAGCACAAATATGGTATAGTATATATATGAAAAACATCAAAAGCATAGACGGAAAAATTCACATTATTGAAGATTTTATTTCTCCAGATACAGCAATGTTTATATACAATGCTATTAATCCTCATGTTGACATGAGTCATCAAAAAGCTGGCCCTTCCGTATTCTCTGGGCCCAACGCTGGTGCGGATGCAGAGCAGATTGGCTTAACAAAAACAATTTCTCCATATAATAGCGATCCTTGGCACAATGTTGCAATTGATTTGCTTTCAATGTTATGCCCAGTTATGTCTCGTGTAATATCTGATTTTTATAAAGAAGATTACGAGTTAAAGACAGCTTTTTACAGCAAGATGCTTACTGGCGGACAAAATGTTTTACACATGGACAATAGGTTTGTATCATCAAAAGATGAATTGTTGGAAAGACCTGGAGCCGATTTAGACCGATCTGGACTTTTATACTTTTATTCAGACTGCGAAGGCGGAGAATTAAACTTTCCATTACAAAATTTTAAAATTAAGCCTAAACCTGGAACTTTTATATTCTTTACTGGAGATGAAGAAGTGCCACACGAAGTTACTCCCGTTACATCTGGTGAAAGAAATAATTTTATTTCATTCTTCTGGCCTTCTTCTAGAAATGCAGATGATTTTTACAAAACACAAAGATACACTAATGCAAGAAATGGAATCCATCAAGAAGTTAAAACAACTCTTGAGTTTTTAGAAAAACATAAAAACAGATAGACTACTTCTTTTTATTTCTTAGTTTTGCAAGGGCTTCAAAGTCTTTTACTTTTGTTTCGCCCAAGTATCCCCAGGCATAGCCCTCTGCAATCATTTGCTCATTAACAGAAGTTGTTGATCCATCTAGATATAACCAGCCAAGTATTCGGCCATATTTTTCTGATGAATCCATTTTTTCTGTCTTGATTACAATATCTTTAGCATCTTTAATCTTAGACTTAACATATTCTTTAGCTTCAAGCCCGAGAACCTTTTCAGCTTTATCTTTTGTTCTGCTTTCTGGTGTGTCTATTCCAGCAAGCCTAACTCTTGAGCTAAAGGATATGTCAAAGCCTAGATCGATATCTACATCTATTGTGTCCCCGTCTACCACATTGTTTACTTTCTTAACATGATATTCGTACATTACTTCTTCTTTACTGCCGCCTTCTTTGCAGGTGCAGCTTTTGGTGCTGGTGCATCCCAATCTGGACGAGCAACTGACATTACTAGGCTGTAGGCTCTCTTCTTAAGGAATACGCCATCTCCGTTTGCCTGTGATCCCTTTGCATTACCTGAAGTGTTTCCTTCGTAGCAGTGTAAATTTTTTCCGTCATTCTTTACAACAATTCCAACATGCTCTGTATCTGTTGGTGTCTTGTCAAAGTTAAAAAATACTACATCGCCTGCTTGTGCTTGACCAATTGGAACAATTCTCTTGTTCTTTGCAAACCATTGTGCTCCAGCATCGCATGATGCAAAACCTTTCTTTGTTGAAGCGGCAACTAGGTGAACTAGTCCTGCGTCATCAAAGCATCCTGAAACGAACATTGCACACCAAGGTTGGTGATTCATTCCGTATCTTTTTCCAAAAACTGTATCGTTGTTTGGTCCTTCTGAGTATCCTTCGTCAGCATACTTTTTTGCTGCGGCAACAACTTTTGCTGCATTTGGGTGTGTGTTATTTGACATTTTTGCCTCCTTTAAGACTACAAGTAGTATAGCATTTATTTTGCTTTTTTGTCTACTGCTGAAAATGCTGCATTAATTTCTGATACAGTTAGCTTTCCATCATCCAGGAAGCCTCTTGCTAGTCTTTCAACTACAGTTGCTACCCCTAAAGTTCCAGCCAATATTACTGCCTTGTAGGTTTCAATTCCTACCACTGCACCTGCTCCAATTACGGACAATCCTGATGCTGCAAATACAGCAATTATACGCATGATAATATTATTAATGCTTGCAATTGCTCCTGATCCCACCTGTGTTGGTTCTTCTATATATGCTTTTGCCATTTTTATTCCTCCTTATTTCTTATTGGGCTTGTAATTATCCAAAGAGCAGTTGTTGCCATGATTCCATAACCAACAATAGTCTTTGCACTTCCATCCAAAACTACCCAAGCTATAAACATACCAAGAAGGGTCCATGCTTGGTCTACCATATCTTTTAGGATATTTTTTACTATTCTTACCATTTTCTTCCTCCTCGTGAACCTGGTGAATTGGCTCCTGAGCCTCCACCAGAACTTCCTCCGCCCCCTGTGCCACTTCCTGTGGCTCCCCCTGTGGCAACTGCTGCAGCGTTAATTGCAGCACCTGCTGCAACTACTGTAGCAACAACCATATCTGTTGCCTCTTCTCTTTCTTCGTCAGACATATCTGCGCCTATGCTTCCAAATGCAGCCAATGCTGCTGCTGGATTTGTAAATAATTCTTCTATCAGTGCTCCTGTATCTTGAAGCAATTCTACCTGTGCTGCAACCGCTGCAGTAATTACAACAGAATTTCCGTTTTCATCTGTTCTCACATCTACTGGTGTTGAAGGTGGTAAATCTTTATATTCAATTCCAGCTTCTTGTATTTGTTCTTTAGTTAAAGACCCTCCATCTTCAAGGGATTCTACAAGGGCATCTGCAACTAATTCCTTTTCTGCATTAGTTAATTTTCCATCTTCAGATAAAGCATCTGCAAGGTTCTGAACTTCTTCTACAGTTACTTCACCATCACTTGCTAATTCATTTAAAATATCTTCTGCTTCTGATTCGTCTATTTTCCCATCAGACAATGCATCATCAACAGATTCTTCTACTGCTTCTTCTGATCCCGCCTCTGGCTCTTCTGCGGGTGGCTCTTCTGCGGGTGGCTCTTCTGCGGGTGGCTCTTCTGCAGGGGGCTCTTCTGCAGGTGGCTCTTCTGCAGGTGGCTCTTCTGCAGGTGGCTCTTCTGCGGGTGGCTCTTCTGCAGGTGGCTCTTCTGCGGGTGGCTCTTCTGCAGGTGGCTCTTCTGCGGGTGGCTCT